TCCGACGTCCTGTCAGGTATGGGCATCGTCGTTTGCGCGATTATTCTGGCGCTGGTCGCCATATAAAAAAATCCCCCGCATCCCTAATCGGGCAGCGGGGGATTTTTAATTTGACGTCCTCTATTATCCGCAGCTAAAAGATTTTGTGACGCGATAGGCACCATCGGCGTCTTTGACGGCGGAGATATTCAGGCGTTTATCGTCATAGTCGGTCGTCATGCGCATCATTTCGTCAGGATATTTGACGCGTACGCTGTTGAAGCCATGCTTGATCGCCTCTTCCCGGATTTCTTCAACGGTTGGATCTGGCATCATGACGGGATTGAAAGGCCCGAAAACCTCGCGCCCGACGAACTTGTTAAATATCTGGCTGAGCTGGTTGTCTTTCATGACGTTCCTCCTTAACCTGCGTGGAAGCCGTCTTTAACGACACGGAACTTCCCGTCTTTTTCTTCCGCCACTTTTACGTTCAAGCGGTCCTCAGCGAAATCCGCGGTGCCGTAAGTGTCCGGCAGCCAGACGCGAACAGAGTTGAAGCCTTTCTTGAGCGCGAAGGTTTTGATTTCTTCGATGACGGGATCGTTCGGGTCGAGGCGGGACGCATAATATTTCATACCTGCGATTTCTTGCAGTGACTGAGTGACGTTGACCTCGCGGCCGGCGAATTTATTGAAAGCTTTGCTGATTTTGGAGCTCATGGCTGTTTTCCTTGTAATATGACTTGGAGGTTTAAATAAAAAGAGACTTGTTACTTGTTATAATAAGCTAAAGTTTAAATGTAAAGCCTGCACGAAATATGAAAAAATGCCTTTTAAAAAAACAGGCCGCAAACTATTAGCCAAGTCATTGAAGATAAACAGATATTTTTGTATGATTTCTGTGTTTTTTTAGACGAAATCTGCTATATTTTTGCTTCAAATTCAGCACTGTAAAAGATAAGGAAATACCCCATGACCGAAACCGCCATCAAAACCGACAAGCAGATCGCTGTCGATGATTACGGCGCGGATTCAATCAAGGTTTTAAAAGGCCTCGACGCCGTCAGAAAGCGTCCCGGCATGTACATCGGCGACACCGATGACGGCACGGGCTTGCATCACATGGTCTATGAAGTCGTCGATAACTCGATCGACGAAGCGCTGGCGGGATATTGCGACGGCGTCGATGTGATCCTGAACGCTGACGGCTCCGTGACCGTGCGCGATAACGGTCGCGGCATCCCTGTGGCTATTCACAAGGAAGAAGGTGTCTCCGCCGCCGAAGTCATCATGACGCAGCTGCATGCGGGCGGAAAATTCGACCAGAATTCATACAAGGTATCCGGCGGTCTGCACGGTGTCGGCATATCGGTCGTCAACGCGTTGTCAAAAACGCTCGATCTTCGCATCTGGCGCGACGGGCAGGAATGGCACATGCGTTTCCTGAACGGCGTTCCTGAATCGCCGCTGAAGCCCGTCGGCACCTGCGCGCCCGACCACACCGGTACCGAGGTCACTTTCCTGCCGTCGCAGGAAACCTTCACCATGACGGAATTCAACTTCTCCACGCTGGAACACCGCTTGCGCGAATTGGCGTTCCTCAATTCCGGCGTGCGCCTGACCATGGTGGATAACCGGAAAAAAGAGCAGAAAAAAATCGAATTCAAATATGACGGCGGCCTGATCGCTTTCGTCAACTTCCTCGACCGTTCCAAAAATATCCTGCACAAGCCGCCGATCTATATCAAGGGCGAGCAGGACGGGATCACGGTTGAAATCGCGATGGAATGGACGGATGCCTATCACGAAGACACCGTGTGTTTCACCAACAACATTCCCCAGCGCGACGGCGGTTCACACCTGTCTGGTTTCCGCGCGGCGCTGACACGGACGCTGAATAGCTATGCCGAAAAATCCGGCCTGTTGAAAAAAGAAAAAGTCGATCTGTCGGGCGAGGATATGCGCGAAGGCATGACCTGCGTCGTGTCGGTCAAGGTGCCTGACCCTAAATTCTCCAGCCAGACAAAAGACAAGCTGGTGTCGAGCGAGGTCAAACCCGTCGTTGAATCCGTCTTCGGCGAAAAACTGTCCGAATGGCTGGAAGAAAACCCCAGCGAGGCCAAAAAAGTCATCGGCAAGGTGATCGAGGCCGCAACCGCCCGCGAAGCCGCGCGCAAGGCGCGTGAACTGACCCGCCGCAAGGGTGTGCTGGACATTTCGTCCCTGCCCGGAAAACTGGCCGATTGCTCGGAAAAAGATCCGGCGCTGTCCGAATTGTTCATCGTCGAGGGTGACTCGGCCGGTGGTTCGGCAAAACAGGCGCGTAACCGCAAAAATCAGGCGATCCTGCCGCTGCGCGGAAAAATCCTGAACGTGGAACGCGCGCGGTTCGACCGTATGCTGGGGTCTGCCGAAATCGGTACGCTGATCACCGCGCTGGGCACGGGCATTGGCCGTGACGAATTCAAGGCGGATGACCTGCGCTATCACAAAATCATCATCATGACTGACGCGGACGTTGACGGTTCGCACATCCGCACGCTTCTTCTGACATTCTTCTATCGCCAGATGCATGAAATCGTGACGCGCGGGCATTTGTATATCGCGCAGCCGCCGCTGTACAAGGTCAAGCGTGGCAAGGGTAACGAGCGCTACATCAAAAACGACGCCGATCTCGAAGAATACCTTCTGGACAGCGCGATCGAGGATCTGCGTTTCAAAATGTCCGGCGGCGAGGTTGCAACCGGACATGACCTGAAACGCATCCTGCATATCGCCCGCGGCGTGAAAGCGGCGCTGGAGCCGATCATCGACCGCATCGGCAGCCAGACCGTGGTCGAACAGGCGGCATCGGCCGAACTGTTCAATCCAGACAAACGCACACAGGCCGGCGTCGATGAAGCCGCCCGCCGCATGGACATGGTATCGCCGGTCTATGAACGCGGCTGGAAAGGCCAGCTGCTGGAAAGCGGCGCGCTTGTTTTCGCCAAGACCGTGCGCGGCGTTGAAACCCGCATCGACATCGGCACCGATTTCCTGAACGGCCACGAAGGCCAGCGTCTGGGCAAGGTGTCGGAGATTTTCGCCGAATTCTTCACCGGCATCGGCCAGCTGCAATCGACCGAGGGCGCCAAGGACATTCCCGTTTTCGGCCCCTATGACCTGTATAAAAAAGTCATCGAAGTGGCGAAAAAAGGCCTCGCGATTCAGCGCTACAAGGGTCTGGGTGAAATGAACCCCGACCAGTTGTGGGAAACCACGCTCGACCCCGACCAGCGCACGCTGCTGCAGGTCAAGATCGACAAGGACGACATGGCGTCCGAAATATTCTCCACCCTGATGGGCGACGTTGTCGAACCGCGCCGCGACTTTATTCAAGAACACGCGCTGGAAGTCAAAAACCTCGACGCATAAACAGATATAAATTAAAAAAAAGCCCGCCAGAAATTGGCGGGCTTTTTTTAATTTCAGGCTGATTACATTTTCGCAGAAGGCGGGCGGTTGCGCGTTACCGGATTTTTTTTCCATCCCGAATAGGGATTTTCGGAGAGGGCGGCGTTGGAATAGCGTTTGTCATCGGTAATTTCAGTCCCCGCCCAGGGCGGCAGGTCAAAGGCTTCCTTGCCGTGGTTCAGCTCGATTTCCGCAAGGATCAGGCCCGTATTCGCGCCGCTGAAAACATCCACTTCCCAGTTTTTACCGCCGAAGGGCACGATATGCCGCGTTTTGGTGATCGCCCCCGGCAGGCACAGCGCCATTAGACCCGGCAGGTCGGATTTGGGAATTTCGTATTCGAATTCCGGCGTGTCGATGGTGCCTTCGGGTGCCCGGCCCTTGACGGTGATATAGGCGTGATCACCTTTTGACCTGATGCGCACAACGCGTGACGGGTCTTTGGACAGATAGGCTTGCGTGATCTCGTATGTCGCAGTGACCGCAGATTTCCAGTCGTCGTTGGCCAGAAGGAATTTGCGTTCCGGTTCGGTGCCCATTATGCGGCCTCTTTCTTTTGGCGTTGTGCGGCCGAACTTTCGCCGCGCATGAAATGTTTGCGGCACAGCGACATATACATGTCGTTGCCGCCGACGGCGATCTGTACGCCATCACGCACGACATGTCCGTCGGGTGTCACACGTGCGGTTTGTGTCGCTTTTTTTCCGCACCAGCAGATGGTTTTGATTTCCTCAAGGTTGTCGGCCAATCGCAGCAGCGCTTCCGATCCGGGGAACAGCTTGCCCATGAAATCCGTTTTCAGGCCGTAACACATGACGGGAATGCCCAGGTCATCGACGATGCGCGCGGCTTGAAACGCCTGTGCCTCGGTCATGAACTGCGATTCATCGACCAGCAAGACGTCGATCTTGCGCGTTTTGTGCATGGCCTGTACGGAGTCGAAAATATCTGTGTTCTTGTTGAACATTTCCGCCTGCAGGTCGAGACCGATGCGGGCGGTGATCTTGCCCGATCCGTAACGGTCGTCGATGGACGCGGTCATGGCGACGGGGTGCATGCCGCGTTCGGCATAGTTGTAATGCGCTTGCAGCAGTTGTGTGGATTTGCCCGAGTTCATGGCGGCGTATTTGAAATAAAGAGAAGCCATGGCGAAGCCTTCCTTCAGAAAAACAGATATGGACGGGTTGAATGAGGCTTATCATAGCGGAGGCCGGATTATTGTTCCAGCGGCTTTTTCATTAATTTGAACAGCTCGAACTTTTTGGTGATGTCCGACAGAACAGAAACGATCATGCCGCTGTTTTCACACGAGTCGTCATAGGCCGCGAATCCGCCGCCGGTTTTGGCGGGTTGCAGCGATGGCAGTGGATGCATAGCGGCCACAATCGGCGCGCCGGTTGCGGCGTCACGCGCCAGTTTTGCCTGTGGAACGCTTTCAAAACGATGGATGACGGTGCCAGCGCCTTCGTGTTTGTCGTTACCGTAAACGGCGGCCATCAATGCCGCGCCGTCTTGTAGCAGCAGCGTGGCGCCTGCCAGCTGGGTGTAACCGTTGCGCGCGGCGTCAGCGGACGTCAAGGGCGCACCCAGATAGCGCCAGCTTTTCCCATGATCCGTCGATGCCAGCAGAATGACGCGATCAACCGATGTTTTCTCTGCCGTAAATGCGCTCAGCGACATCAGCAGAATACCCTTGGTGACGATAACGCTGGGCCGCGCATAATAGGTGACATTCGCCAGAGACGGATGCAGGCGGCTTAAATGATGTTCAACCAACCGGCCATAGGGGGCGGGCGGCGATGAGGGATTGGCGGAAAAAATCCAGCGCTCCTCCGACCATTCTTCGAAAACATTCGTGGCCGAACGCATGACGATCATGCTGTACAGCCGCGCCAGATTGCGGTCTCCCGCCCAGAAATAACGATAGGCGAATACTTTCCATTCGCGCCCTTTGTCGCCCCCATCATAGACAATGCTGGGGGTTTCGGTGTGCCAGTGACCGCTGGCGAGCGTACTGACGCCGTCTGATTTCATCAGGTCGTCTTGCTTGGGTTGATAAAGAAACCCGCTGATGGGCGATAAAAACTTGCAACCGCGATCTGCCCGCGCGGCACGGATGCCGGTGCGCACGCTGTTGTCGTCCATCGCCTCTATAGCAGTGAAGACCATAAGGGTTTCGATACCGTCCTTGGTCGCGATCGACGGCTCCAGCGCGTTGAGTTTGACGCCGTTGTGACTCAGCGAAATCAGAACCGCGCCCAGCTCATCGCTCTTTGTGACGTGGTGAACGGAATAGGGAACGTAAATCAGCGCGAATAACAAAAACGGAATGGCGACAAAGATAATCAATTTGTGCTGCCATGCCAGCAGTTTGTAAACCTCGGCAGGTGTGCGGCCGTAAATTTGCATGGTTGATTATTTATTCTGTCAGGCTGCGGCCGGAAGATCGATTTCCAGGATCGCCATGTTGAAATCGTATGAAATCTCGCCTTCGTCTTCGTCGCGATAAATCAGCCCGATGAATTCACCGCCCAGTGATACTTCGACCGATTCCTTGTCTTCCTTGCGCTCTTTGAGCACCAGGCTGTTGTTACCGAACTTTTCTTGCAGGTATTTTTGCAGGCGGATGACTTCGGATCTGTTCATGGCTTTTCCCTCGGAAGGTCGGTTGAAATTCAGGCTGGCCTATATTAACCCGCTGGATTTTTGTTTTAAATCAGTAACAATATTTTCATAATGTATTTTTTAATCTTGAACCGCCTGTCATAAGATGTCAGACTTCCTGCCTCAACATAAAATCGATGTAAAAAGGACGTTGTCGCGTATGCGCCTTCCTAAACCAGACAAGGGATTTCTCAAGCAGGTGTTCAACCGGCTTAAAAATTTTTCGGGCGATCTTCAGCAGAAGGTGCGGAACCGTGCGCTGGCGTTTGCGGCGGCGACCGGTAATGAAAAAAGGATAGACCGCCTGTTGCGCAAAGGTGCGCGGACGTCGGCGCTTGACCATCTGGCGGTGCGCGAAGCGGCGGCCCACGGACGGACGGACGCGCTGGAGGTTTTGTTTGCGTATGGCGCGCGGGCAGACGTCGAAGAGAACGCGGCATTGATCGCGGCTGTGCGCGGCGGCCATCGCGAGACAGTGAAATTCCTGCTGGCAAACGGCGCGGATATTCATGCACAGGATGATATGGCGCTCATGATCGCCGTGACAGGAAAAAATTTCCGCATGGTTGAATTGCTGATCACGCATAAAGCCGACATTAACGCCCGCGACGGAGCGCCGCTGATCGAGGCGGCGGGTCTCGGCCGTGAATATGCCGTAGCGGCTCTTTTGTCGGCGGGCGCGGATGCAGGCCGGCAGGATTGTGCGGCGCTCTATGCCGCTTGCCGTCAGGGTCACGTGGATATTGCGCGTATTTTACTGGATGCAAAACCGGGCTTGCACCCCCGCATTATTGAGTGTGTGCAAGCGGCCGCGGCATACGGCCATGATCGGACGCTGGCTTTACTGCTGGATCGCGGCGCGGACATACCGGTCGATGGGGGAATGGCGCTTGACCTGGCGATACAGTCTGGTCATCAGGTGTGCGCAGATATCCTCCAGCGTCACATCGATAAAAAACGCCGTCCGCCAGAACCGCTGCCGCCGGGGATCACACCGTGACAGATAACAATATCAACGTGATGTGGAAAGCCAGCGGCGTGGATGAAAATGCGCTGGGCGAATACTCACAGGAAAAACAGCTTTTTTTATTCAAGCATGCCTGTTTTCTGGATTATATCGAAAAAATAGAATTGCTGCATCCCTATGTTGAGGGCGTCATAAACCACGATGAATTCATCACCGAAATGATCCTTGCCGGACGTCTGACCGTTTTGAAAAAACTGGAAACGCTGGGGTGGGAAGTGGCCGACCATTTGTTGACGGCGGTGAGTGTTGGCACGCCGGAAACGGTGCAATATTTCCTTGATCGCGGCGCGGACCCCGCGATGGAGAACGGCCGGGCGCTGCAAGTCGCGGCGGTGGTCGCAGCGCAGGAAAAAGACAGCAGTGTTTTGAAGTTGTTGCTGAACCACAAGTCCTATGATGACAATACCTTGTTCAATGTCGCCTACGAAGCCACCACACATAGATGGATAAACGTTCTGGAGATTCTGGTCGATAAAAAATACAGCGTGGCTGAGGGTGATAACCGCCTTTTGATTGCGGTATCCAAAATGACAACCCAGGCGGATAACGTGATTGATTTCCTGGTCGCGCACGGCGCAGACGCAACGGTACGCAGTCAGGTTTGCTTTCGGAATGCTTTGGCTGCAAACTGCATACAAAATATAAAAGCTTTGCTACGCGCCGGATGCGACCCGATTTTATTGTCGCGTGACGGCTGGCAAAAGCTGGCGGAAAGCGCTGAAAATATTCGCGGTATGGCGATAGCGACTATTGGCACACGGGCAGAAGAAGCGCGCGCGCTTTTCGATACGCTGTCCCTGCCAGACGACCTTTTGATACCGGTGGATGCGCGCGGTATTACGGGTTTCCTGCTGGCGGCGCGTGCCGGAAAACTGGCCGATGTCGCGCAAATCGTGGCGCAGATGCCGGAATCGGCGCGGGCGGATTTATTTAATCCCGCCGTTCTTTCGGACACGGCGGCTTACGGCGTTTCCATTATTGATATCGCGGCGCGCACGGGTCAGGTATCTGCCTTGTTCAGTCCCGCGCTCTGGCACGGACGCGTGGAGGCCGCTCAGAAATTATTGCGCTATATTCCCCTGGGGGCAGCGGCAGACGAAGCGGCGGAAAAAATCGAGGCTCTGGCGCAGAGCGATCTTGCTGAAAAAACCCGCGCCCGGCAAACAGGTGCGACGGATCGCTTCCGTTTACGCCCGCGCGGCAAGTGATTTCGCCGCCCCCCGTTAAGAAAATTTTCATATTTTGCAGATAGAATAAAGTTATCTTCGAGGAAGGAGATTGTGCGGCCGTTATTTTGCGGCCGCCTTATGAATGACACATGCTTTTCTGACAAAAATCTGAACGATTTCAGCGCCCGTGTGTGGAACCCGGGTGCCGTTTCATGGGTTGGAGTCAGGCAAAATTTGGTAACCGCGGCTAAGGAGAAAATGATGGGACAGCTTGATACGGAATACATGGATGACAGCTATGAAACGCGTGAACTGGCGTGGGAGCTGCAACAACATCGACCGGATCAGCAGCGCATCAGGATATTCCTTGAACAGGAGGCGGATTTGCGGCGCGCCCTGCGTCTGGCGAATCTGCAAGAAAAAGATTTGACCCGCCATCCGATGCTGAAGTCTCTCCATCTGGAAAAACATCTGCAGTAATTTGCAGCCGCTCCCGGATATGCGCTTTGAAATCCCTTGCCCGCATGGATTAAATGCGATGTAATCATGTATGCACGCGTGTTTGCATGCATACATGGGGGAAACATGACGCCGAAAACACAGCAACTGCTGGCCGCCGCCTTGCAGTCAATGGTCGGGGAACAGAACGCGCCGGATGATCTGAACGGTGTACAGCATACAGGATACAAAATACCCAAAAGCCGCAGCGGGAAAAAAGCCGTGATCTGCCACGTTGATCCTGACGCGGGGTGGCAGTTGAAAAAACTAGCGCTCGACCGCAAGACGACGGTGCAGAAACTTCTGGAAGAGGGGCTGGGCGACCTGTTCGAAAAATATCACCTGCCGCGCGCAGGTCTTTAAAAAAAATCCCCCGCCATGACAGCGGGGGATTTTTTAATCGAAATGTAATTGTAGCAGCTATCAGAAATCCAGAGAGCCGCCTTTTCTCGGGCGCTTAGGCGGATATTTTTTTGGATCTGGTTTCGCCGGTTTGGGCTGCTCGTTATCGTTTCTGGACGACCCCAGTCCGGGGAAGGGCAGATTGAAACCGCCGATAAGGTTCTGGGTTGCGGCCTTGATGTCTTCTTTGAAGGCATCGAGGGCGGCCGCAGCGGCAGGATTGGTTTTCGCGGCAACCGCTGTCTGGTTGAACGCCATTTGCAGGCCGATCATGGATGGCAGCATTTTCATCGCGATTTTTTTGTAATCGGGGGTGCCTTCGTCTTCGGACGCATTCATGGCGTCATTCAGCATGTTGTTGAAATTACGCTCCAGCGCCGCGAAGGCCGGTTTGGCGTTGCCGGTTTCGGCGTCTGCGGCCTTGGCATAGGCAGCCTTGATGTCTTCAATAAATTTGAAAGCCTTGTCGGGGTCAAAATTAAATCCCATGGAATGTATTCTCCTGTTGTCTTGAATTGACGTATATTTTTTTAAGGGTGTGGGATAAGAGTTTCGTTCCCATAGCTCCACAAGTCAACAGGCAGTTTAGGTAATATAATTACAAGAGCTAGACCGGTGAAACGGGGTGTTTCGAGACGCTCTGGGGTGCGAGGGTGTTCCGCGGCCGGTTGCTGGAAAAACGGTCGGCGTTATCGCGGGCAGCCATATTAAAGGCGCCCGAGCAAATGCCGCGCCGCTGCGCGCAAAAAGATTCGTAGCGCGCGGTAAAGGCTTGTGATGCTGCAAGGCGTTCTGAATCGGGCGGGTGAGTGTCGTAGAGTTTTTTCCACAGCTTTCGGGAGATGCTTTGTATAGCCATGTCACGCATATTTTCGTAGAAGCCGGTCAGGCTGTTGTTGTAATCGTCTCTGATCTGGTGCCGGTTGTCTTTCAGCATCTGCCGCATTTTGGCGATGCCGGATGATATTTTTTCACCCTCGCCCGTGATCATGTTCGTGGTATAGTCAGCCACTCTTTCATGATATTTTGCCTGTGCGGTGTCAAAAAACCGGTCGGCAAGGCTCAGCCCCGCCAGCGTCACAAGGGTCGGGATAAACGCCAGCGGCCCCACCACCGCCGCTGCGACCACGGCGATCGACATGATGCCGCTGGCAATCTTTCGGCCGGTCGCATCGACCCGCATATTTGGATGTTTCAGTTTTATATGCGCCATTTCATGCGTGATGACGGCACGCATTTCTTTGCGCGTCAGGGTTTCCAGCGATTGCTGGCCAATGATAACAACGGATTCTTTTCCGCCCTTGCCGCAGGCGGCCGCAGCGGCGGTATAGCATCGCTCGTTTTTCCGGTCTGTGATGATCCACACCAGCGGACGATTTTTCTTGCCGAGGCTGTGACAAACAAAATCTATATCGTGCAATACATTTTCGGCATTTTGTCCGTACTGCCGCATGAAATTGCCGCGTTCGTCCCAGTTGTTTGCATCAAAAACAGAAGAGCTCTCCTTCTTTGGGTCAAAAGAGGATCGGCGTTGTATGAAAGTCGTCACCGCCACCGCCACCACGCCGATGGCCGCCATCGCCCAGCCGCCGCCCGCCACCAGCGGCGCCAGCATCGCCAGCTTGACGGCGTAGGTTCCGAATGGCGCCAGCGTTGGAACGATATCGCCCATGATTTTTCCGCGCACCGTTTCCAGACGGCGGATACGGCCGCTGTCCGGATCGGCAAAGCGTTCAAGAGCCGGTACGCGCACGCTTGTTTTGACGTCGTTGGTGATGCGTTTCTCCGAAAATGTTTCTTATGGCAACATCTGGATTATACCACCTTGAAATAAATGAAAGGTAAATTTAATAAACCAATACCGAACTTTACATCGTTTTCTTCAATTGGAATCAGTGCATTAGCCAAACCGATTAACCAAAAATTCATGATCTTGTGGTGTATAATGGGTACATCCACCAGATGTTGTGTCTATCAAACTACCCGCTATGTGTTCCACGCCGTTACTAACGAAAGGGAGCCTTCAAATGACACCACCGACCATTACGACTGATCTTGTCGCTTACAACTTCAATCTGGAAACAACTGACTTTATCGCCCAGCTGAACAAATCCGCCGGTCAACAGACGGCCGGCCGGCAGATGGTTGGCAAGACGTTCCTGCACGAACTGGCGCGCGAAGGCGACGTCTTGTCGGCGGAACTGGTCATGCTGGCGGGCGGTGATCTCGACCTGCCGGATGACGAAGGGCGTCGCCCCCTGCACGAAGCGGCCAGTTTCGGCCAACTGGGCATGGTGCGTTTTCTGCTCGCCAATGGTGCGTTGATGGACGCGCCGGTGCATCCGTTTGGCCATACCGCGCTCTATCACGCGGTGCAGAACGGTCATGTCGATGTCGTGCGCTACCTGATCGGCAAGGGAGCGAAGTTGTCGGCCGAAGATCGCTTGTCCGGACAGGGCTTGCTGCATATGGCGGCAGCGGCGGGTGACATGCAGCTGGCGGGTATCCTGATCGCGGCCGGAATCAACGTCTTCGCCGAAGACCGCCGTGGACAGACCGCCCGTGACCACGCCGCCCGGGGTCATCACCGCGAGGTTGAAAAGGTCTTGCTGAAGGTCATGGAACACCACGCGAAATACTGCGTGTAATTTACTGTCCGCATAACGCCAGCCACGCGGCGTTGTTGGCATCGACCTGTTGCAGCGTGGTATGGCTGTCGTCATCGCTGGCATAGACCGGATGATAGATCAGGCAGAAACTACCGGCTGAACCGCCGCCGCACGCGGTCAGCAAAATCAGGATCGCGCAATAGGCGGTCACGCGCAGACAGCGCTTTTTCCACGGCGTCATTTTTCTTTTCCTCGTCTTCCGCGATATGCGACGTGCGCCCGCTTTTCCACGCGGCATAGAAAAACAGCGCGATCACGACCAATAGCGCCGAAAGCCCCGCCAGCGTCGTCATTTTGCGTCACCGGTCACGACCGACAGTAATCCGGCAACGGACATGCCGGCCGCGATGACGGCTTCAGACATTTCCGGCGTCAGGACGATACCAAGAGCGGTCGCAAGGGACACAAGCCCCAGCCAGGTCGATCTTTCACGCAGGCGGGCGGCGATATAAAGCAGAAAATTTTTCATGTCAGATTCCTTTCAGGTGGTCAAATAGGACAGGGCGCGGTCGGCGGCTGTTGTGTAATCGCTGTCGTCATACCAGTCGGCGGGGCGGTCTATGGGCGGCTTGCCGTTTTCGTGGCGGACGATGGCTTCGGACAATCGCACCAGCGTGTCTTTTTTTGTGACGTCCACAGGATCGCGCCGTCCCACCCCCAGCCGCTTGGCCGCGTGGTGTATGTAATGGTCGGTTGCGTTTTCATGCGGCGGGGCATAGCGGTTGATGATGCTTTCGACCGTATCCAGCCCGTATTTGACGCGATAGGTGATCAGCACTTTCATCAGCGCGCGCAAGCCCCAGACGGCGTCGGTGAATTCGGCGAAGTCGGGATCGTTCTGGATCTCGCGTTGTCCTTGAAACCGGACGCGGGACAGGCGGATATTGCCGGGGTTGTTGTTGCGTATGCCCCGGGGTAGAAGGATGTTCGTGGTCATGGAGGTTGCTACTTTCCGCTGTTGTCGCGCAGGAACTGTTCGATCCGCTGTTCCAGTGCGGCCAGCCTTTCGGCGGTGTGTTCATGGTGGGATATCCACCGTTCGATATGTTCGATCCGGCGGGTGACGGACGCCGCCCACCAGACAGTGCTGACCAGATGCACGACAATGGTCGTGCACAGCGCCAGCATGGAAATGGCGTCTGTCGTCATGCGCGGGTCAGCTTTCCGCCGCGATCTGCGGCCACAGGTCGGGATGATCGGCTTCGCTGACGGCAATCGCGCCGTCCTCGGCGGTGATGATGATGGCGCTGTTGTTTTCCTGTGGCGTGATGCCGGTGATGGTCAGTGTGCGCGTGGCGCCATTGGGATAGGTCTGGGTGATAATCAGTGGTGTGGTCATGCGGATAACTCCTCGACGATCAGGGTGGATGCGGCGACGCCGCCAAAACGGCGCGCCGATGTGGTGCCGTTCATGCTCAGGGTGGATGAGGTTGACCCGCCGATCCTGACCTTGATGATCATGGCGGAGGTGCTGCCGGCGACGAATTCGTGCTGCAAGAACAGCCGGGTCGGGTTCTGTGTGTCTTCAGGCGCGGTGGTGGCGCCAGCCGCCAGCGCGTTGCTGCCGCTATTGGCGAAGATGGCGGCGATGATGATGGCATCTGTTGCTTCCGACGCGCCAAATCCGGAAAAAGTCACCCGCAAGCGGTTCGTGGACGACTTGGGCGTGATGCTGACGCTTAATATTTCGGTCCCTTCGGTGCTTTGCGGAATGGTGTCGTCATAGGGGATGACGTTGCCCAGCGGCGTATTGCTGCTATAGGCAGCATGGACGCGGTCAACGACGACGGCGCTTGTCTGGCCGATCGCGACCTGCTGCCATGCGCTCCACGTGGCGCCGCTGTCGGTGGAGATGCGGCGGTATTCCTCCGCAGCGTCGAAACGCTCCCAGGTCTGTGTGATATGGGCGGTCAGTGTCGGCGCGCTGGTTGTGCGGCGGCGCACGGCAAGGGTGCCGGTATGGGCGGCCGAGCCCAGCGGCGCGTTGGTATAGCTGCTGCCCGATGTGACGTAGAGTCCGGCTGTGGTCAGGTCATCGAAATCGGCGCTGCCGGAAATGGTGCGGGCGGCGACATGCGCGTCGCTGCACGGGTTGGTGACGATAAAATGCGTGCCGTCATAGACCAGCGTATATATTCCGCCCGCCAGCAGCGCCAGCGGCGGCGTGTCGGTGCCGTCCGGCATCTTGATCGTCTTGGCCGTCAATCCGCAGACGGCCAGCGTCGCAGCGCCGGTATTGGTATTGACAGGTTTCAGCGTCACAATATGTCCCGTGGCATAGCTGGCGATCGCGGGTGCAGGTGCCACCGCATAGGCGTTGGCGCTGCCGCTGTCGGCGGCATGCGGCAGCGTGAACAGCGGCGCCTGCCCGACATAGGGCATAAATGAATTGTCCCCCGCATGCACAGCACCCAGCGTGATCCAGTCCGCGCCGTCATAGGTTTTCAACAGCCACGGTGTCGCGGCGTCGTCCAGCCAGATGACGCCTGCTTCCTTGTAATCGGGGGCGCTGGCGCCCTTGTGATGGTTCAGCAGGGCTTTTTTGCCGTCGTTGTCTTCTTGCCGATAGACAAGTCCGCTTTTGTTCGCGCCGATGGTGGGGCTTGATTGCGACATATGGGGGTTGCTCCTTTGTGATGTATGTGTGGGTTAATGCGCGTCGCCGTATCCTTGCGCGATATAGTCGAATTGCCGCGCGATTCCGGCGTGGCCCGCGGTGAAGAAACGGATCGAGAATCCGGCGGCTGTGGCGCCGGTCACGGCGTAATATTCGCCGCCCGCCATGTCATAGGCGGTGATGGCGATGGCAGGGGCTGCGCGGAACGGGCGGTCAAAATAAACGCTGCTGCCGCCCGCATCCGACAACATCCCGTGGCCGGAGATCACGCGGTCAGGCATGTCGATCATGATGGAAAGTGCGGTCAGGACAGGCGTGATGTAACCTTCCTGCGACGTCATGCGCAGCTGGAAACGGAAAGCGCGCGCGGCATAATCGCCCGCGATAAACGGCGCCCATGCCGACCATGCGGGATCTTCTTCCGGATCACCGGTTGTGGTCGATATTTCCAGCGACAGCGACCACAGCGACGGATCGGTGTCCTGATCGAAATCCTCGACCGTATCTAGCGCGCCCCAGGTATCGGTGGTGGCGTTCAGGTCCAGCCCCTCGACCCCGATCTGCGCCGTCAGCCGCGACGTATGCACAGCACCCAGATCATAGTGACCGGCCAAGGTGTAAACCCCTGCCGCTGCCAGCGGTGCGCCACCGATATCCATGTCATCGACGCCGTCCATGTCGTCAAAACCATCCATGTCAGCCATGCTGGCCAGACGCAGGACGCCGTCGGCGCGGTCGATGCCGTCCAGAACGCCGGGAAAGTTATCCTCTTCGGCCACGATACCGATCACGGCGTTATAATTGTCCAGCGATGCGGTCATCACGCTGGCGACGGCGGCGTCCGCGCTTTGGCGGCCGCCGGTATCGACGGCCTTGATCAGATAGCTGCCGGTCATGGCGGGTACGGAAATGGCGGTCGCATCGCGTGAGATGACTTGCACCAGATCGGTCGATCCGCTCCACAGCGCATCCGACAGCAGCGGGCTGAATTTCAGGACATAGTGCGACAGGTCGATATCCGCATTCGCCTGCCATGATACATGCGCCGTGTCGCCCAGCACCGACAGTGAAAATCCGGATACATCGGCCGGTACACCGGATGCGCCTGTAACGCGGTGGCCGGTGACGGGCGTGACCGGCGACATCATGCCGGCCGCGGTGGCATAGCGCAGGCGAATGTCGTAAATTTCGTCTTCCTCGACATTCGCGATCGACAGGCGGTTGCCGGATTCGGCCAGTATATCGGCGGGACGATAGAGTGTTTCGTCCTTTGCCCGTATTTCCGCCCGTACCGACAACGGCAGAGAAAAAGCGGGAGGCGCCAGAGTGATGACAATACGGGTTGTGAGCGATCCGTCGGTCGATTTGATCAGCGTTTCCGCACCCGATTGCACTTCCGCTACCACTGGCGCTGGCGGGCGTTGCATTTCGGGCGGCAGGGTGATCTGGCTGGAAAAAGCCGGAATGATGCCGCTGTCAGCCGTATGTACCGCGGGGCTGGCATCGACACAGGTGATGCGCGCGGACAAATCTTGTCGCGGCTCGATCGAGGTGACGATCAGGGCGACGCTTTCGCTTCCGGCCTCTCCGAACATAGCCAGATCGCCGATGCCGATACTGCCTGTGGTAACAGGATGCGATAGGGTCAGATCGCGGGTCGTGCCTGCGGCCGTCGTGATGCTGTGCACCGATGTCGATCCGTCGCCAGCACGAAGACGCAGGGTATAATTTTTATCCGCCGCCATCGCAACCGCGTTATCCAGCCGTAAGGCGGTGATGTTGCCGCCGTCGGCCGTCACACCCTGCACGCGGCCGGACGTCAGCCCGAACATCGGCACATCATGCGTCAACCGCACCAGATCGCCGCGGGTGCAGACGATATGTTCGATGTCGCAGAAAAAACTATAGCTTTCCGGACGCAGGCGGGCGGTGGCGATATGATAACGCCCTTCACGCCACGCCTGATCGGGATCGGTGATGCCGGTCAGTTCCAGTGTGTCATAGTTCGTGGCGGTATCGGCGCTGGCATTGTCGTCATAGACCAGCCGTTCGTCCTGCAACCAGCCTTTATGGCGGTTGATGAAGCGCACGCGCAGCGCCTGCGGCAACTCGTCAAAGGCCTTGCGCCCTTGAAAGCCATAGGTGTTATGCGGCGTGAAATGCTGCACGGGCACGGTTTGCGGGCGATCCTCGATCACCGTCCATTTTCCGTCGCGGATGCCGGGGCTGGCGCGGCCGGATGATGCGACATCGCGCAGGATGTCATGCACCGACACGTTATAATCGATCACGGCGTTGAATTGGCGGTTCTGTGTGGCACAGGTCTCATGCCATTCCTCGATCCGGTCAAGGTCGATGCGGCTGTCGGATAACGGGCGGGCGTTGCCGCGGCCTTGTAATATATGCCGAAACAGCGCTGCGGGGTTCGATGTCGGCTGTTCGACCCAGTTCGTGCCGTTCCAGTCGGGCAGGATGGATTCGACCACGCCGTTGAAACGGTCGATGACGCCGTTCATCTGGTCGGTGGCGCGGATGCGCACGGCGGTCATGGCCAGACCCGTCATACGGACGGGGTTCTGGTGGCGCAGGGTGCGCAACGCCGTCCACTGCGTATCATTAAATGTGTTGTCATCGGCGGGATCGGGCGTCAGGCGGCGCAGGCGCACATCGTATTGACCTTTTTCGACACGAAATGAAATCGACCGGCGGAGGGCGGAAGATTGTTTCCCGCCCAGCACAAATCCGGCGAAGGTTAATCCGCCGGACGATAAATGCGCGGTGTCGCCGTCGATGCCGGTGACGGCAAAATCGTCCCCGGTTTCAAAATCCCCGTCGCGTTCATCGGCGATGCTGTCGCTGCCCGACGATCCGCGTGTGACGGCGGCGATGGGCAACAGGCGTTCCGGCAGCGCCGGTTTTTCAGGTACGCCCGCGCTGATGCCGTGAATAAACGGCACGCCGGATATAACTTCGGCCTTGCCCGACGCGCGGTCGATGGCGATGCGGTCGATGCGGGTGACGGGCAGTTCAGCGCCGCCGCTGTAATGTGCGGCGGGCGGGGCAGGGTGATATCGACGGAAATTTCATCCGCTTCCGCTTCCGATGTGCGGGTCACATATCCGCCGCTTTCGGTCAGGGTGACGCCCAGGTCGTTTTGCAAAACCGATCCGGTATAAAGCGTGATCGGCGCGTCGTCGTCATAACCGTGGCGGGTTTCGATTTCGACATCGTCAAATTCCGACAGCGGCGTTTCGCCAATTTTCAGCTCGGAAATGCGCAGGGGGCCATAGCCCCAGACGAACAGCATGCGCAGATACTGGTCGTTGCCAGCGGTTTCGGTATAGGGCATCGCCCCCAGCGGCGGCACGAAACGGTGACGCCCCAGAACTTTCGGCACGCGGCCAAAAGGATTGGGTTGGTTGCGCGCACCCTGAATGAACAGGGTCGGGCTTTCTTTGGCATTCGGCGTAAAACGTGAACGTCCGGGCGGTGCTATCGCGTTCAGCGCCAGCCGCCCCAGCAGATTGACACCGGTGGTCAGGAGGCGGGCACCCGAAATACCCATCAACGACATCTGGCCGATGCCGCCCATGGCGGCCGACAGGCCGGATACCAGCATGGGGCTGGCGATCATGACCGCCATCGACAATACGGTGCGCAGCGGATTTTTGCCACCGCCACCGCCCATCGGCACCATCCGTACCGACAGGCGTGTGCCGGGCTTGGGTGTTATACGGTGCCATTTTTCTTGCGGAATATAATGTCCATCCAGATAAACATGGGCGTGGCGGCGCAGCAACGCATCGGGCTGCGCCATGGCCATGATGTCATCCACGGTTGCACCCGCCACGATATGCTGGTCGATACGCTCCACCGCAAACGGATGCGGGGCGATTGACAGGTGCAGCATATCGCGGGCGTCAGAAACCGAAGATATCGTCCGTTGCGTCATCGTCATTCCTGTCTGAAAAATAATCATTGAACCGGACATGGCGGTAAAAACCGTGAATGCGGTCACGCCAGCGGCTGGCGGCATAGCTTTCGATGCTGCTGTTGATGCCGGATTCGATATGCAGCATTTGTCGGTCGCCCAGCACCAGACCCACGTGCATCGGCTGGCCGTGCATGCGCAGGATAATCAGGTCGCCGGGGTGCGCATCGCTGTCCTTGACCGGCTGCCATTTTTTCAGCTCGCGCTCCATCAGTGCTGCGATGCGGGTGACATCGACGGTGCGGCGGTATTCGGTGCAATAGGACGGCAGCGCGATGGAATATTGTTCGGCCAGCGCCAGCCGCGCCAGACCCCAGCAGTCGAGTCCGGCGCGGTCACGGCCATGATCCTTGAACGGCAAGCCGATATACCGGCCGGCCCAGATGGGTACAGGCATGACGTTGTTACCTTGATGTCTTTTGAAAATCAGCAATGAAAAAACCCGCCGTGTGACAGGCGGGTTTTTTAAAATCTGTCGGTGTTGCTGTTAAGCGCCGCCGGTGGTCGGTCCCGGATTGGCGGAGCGGTTAGGCTGCATTTGCAGGCCGTAGCTTTTAATCTTGTCCGCATAGACGCCAAAACGTGCTTGCAGTCCGCCATCGGTCGATGTCGTTACATATTTGCGCATGTCTTCAATTTTTGCAGTCATGGTCACGCGATCGGCGCTGTTGCCCGGATCAAGCGTGATGATGGACAAAGAGTCCAGGAGGTAATTGTTTTTTCCGTCTTCGACGGCTTTCAGGAAGCCTGATTGCGCTTTTGACTCGCTCATTACACCCTCGCTTTATTGCCGTCGGTTGATCCGCCGGCAGGTCAGCAGTTTATTCGTTGAGATATCAACTTTAACTGATTTTTAAAGCTTACCCCATTTTTCTTTATCTTACCATAAAAATCTTTAAGGCTTCTTTAATGATTAAAAATACGGGTTTAATTTCAGTGGGTTAAAATAGCCCCGGAAAAAGGCTCGGCGAAAAACTGGCGGCGGGATAGGGCTCCGCCGTGAAATCCTCGACCGTCAGATCCCCTGATACCACATGCGAATCGTAGGTGATTCCGGTGAAGCGGAAATCGTCGAACCGCGCCTCAACCGTGTCGGGGTCGGCGGCGCGGACGATTTCGATGGTGACTATGGGTGATGACGCAAGATTGCGCACCGCCAGCACAATACTGCGGTCCACGTTGTCGATCACCAGCCGCGCCCGTGGCGGTCGTCCGTCATCGTCATCGGGCAGGGTCAGGTCGAATGGAAAAGCGGTGAAGGTCTCGCCGCGGCTGACAGTATCGACGCTGTCGCTGGACACGCGCAAGGGTGCTTCCATGTCGGCATGCGTGATCGTCAACAGCACGAGAAACGCATCCGCGGTGCTGCCCGCAAAAACCGCATTGCGCGTGGCGGTGGACAGGATGCGGGTCATGGCAATATCTCCAGTTCAATCGCCGTCTTGAAAAAACCGCCGGAGATGGCGAAGATTTCAGGCGTGCGGATAAACCGGCACGATACCGTGTCCCCCTGGCGCGGATGCGGAAAAGAAAACGGTAATGTCCCGCCCGCCGTCGTGTCGTCATGAAACGCCGCCAGTGCCGCCGCACCCGCTGCATCCAGAAAAAAACTCAGCGTCATGCGGCTAATGCCTGTGGTGCCGCGGCGGCGTATCTTGGCGGGGCCGGATTCCATGTTGGTGCGCAGGGCGGTATCGGGCAGCGTTTCGCGGAAACCGTCAGCCAGCGGGCTTTGCGGCAGCGTGTCGGGCCAGTCAATGGTCATGGTGTTTCCCTTTTTGTATGTTTATCGTCCGGAAAGTCCGGGCATCAACCCGAACAGCGTGCGCATCACGCCCGTCGTCTGCCGTCCGCGCACCAGTGAATCCGCCACCATCTGGTCGATGGTGATTTCCAGCTGGCGGGCGTCAAATGAATCGCGGCCTTCGCTGACCGACACCTGTGCTTGCGTATTGTTGTGAATGATGATGTTGACGGGTGTTTCGCCGCCGGTTTTTGAGCCGGAAAACATGCCGGCGATCCCCTGCATGATATCCTGCCGCAACAGGCGCTGCAGTTCGGAGGTGACGATTTCCTTTTCCTCGCGCGTGGCGGGGGCTGGCGGGTGGTTTGGCTGGCGGCTTTCGCCAGTTTTTCCAGCCCGTCTTCGGCCAGCGTTTTCAAGCTGTCGTTCAGGGCGCGGGTTTTTTGCGCCAGTTGTTCTTCGGGTTTGTCGTGGGTTGTCATGTGTCGTTGTCCTTGTGGCGGTCGGGAAATTTTTGCATCATTTGCGTCAGAAAGGCGGCGGATATGCCGTCACCCGCACCGCGATATCCCTCCATCGCGTCAGCCAGATCTGCCAACCGCGCACGCCGCACGGTTTCCGGCGGCCAGCCGATCACGCCCATGAAAAACCGGCGCAGGGGGGTCAGGCGGATGCGCCTGTGCCGGTGATGGTCTCCCCCAAATCGTTTTCTCCGTCCGCAACCGCGCCCATCCGGTGCAAGGGGGCGAGGATACCCAGCAGGATATCCTTCAACAGCAAGGCGGGCGGTGTTCGCGCCGCCAGCAAAAATTCCGCGATGTTGCCGTCAAATCCCGCCTGCGCATAGGCCACGCGCAACAGACGCACGATATCGGTCAGCGGCAGGGTTTTATCGACCAGCATGTCGGCGGTCTTGAACAGGCTGCCGCCTGTGTCTTCCAGCTTTTCAACCAGATCAAGCGTGAGGTCGAGCCGCAATTCGCCCGACGGCGCGGGCAATAACACATATCCCATGTCGTTTATGCCCCCGCCGTAAAGGTGCCGTCGCCCGACCGCAACAGCGATACCGAAAAACCTTCCAGCCCGTCATGGCTGCCGGTGCGGGCATAGCTTTCGACGACAAAGGCTGCCGCGTATTTGTCGCCGTTCGGGAACAGCAGTTCATAGTTGCGCGTAACACGGGTAAAGGCGGCCGCGCGCAGGGTTTCTTCCGCCGCCTGATCGCGGAACAGGCCGTCCAGTTTTATCTGCATGGACTGCACCCCCGCATCCGCCGCCAGCGACTGGATGCCGTTATCGGCCATGGTCGTGGCATCGACGGGGTTGTTGTTCACGGTGACGGTGGCGGTGCGCGCGGCGCCAATGGTGGAAAAGATTTCGGTCGGGCTTTCGCCGCCGCCGATTTTCAACAACAGGTCGCGGCCTTTTTGCACGGGCATGGAATACTACTTGGGTTTTTAAATGAAAATCAGGCGTCGGATGCTTCGGTCACGATGCGGAACCGCTGCACGCCATGGCGGGTGTCGCCGTCCTGTTCGACAAAACAATCGGTCACGGTTTCTCTGCATGAAATCATGTCGTGGCCGTCGATGGCGAAATCGGCGTCGTGCAATCCCTCGAATACTGCGCACATGATGGCTTTCAATTCCTTCATGCCGCGGCCGCGGCTGTAGCTGTGAATGGTGACGCTGACATCGCGCCCGTGGCCGCCCATGGTGTCCAGCGGCCGTGATGACATCTCCCCGATCACGATATAAGGAAAGGCCGAGCCGGGCGGCACGTGGTCGAACACGCTGTCCGCGCCGTCGGCCAGCAGCGCCGTCAGCACGCCGTCGCTGGACAGGCTGTCATAGACGGCTTTCTGGATATCCCATATGCTTTCTTTGGGCATGATATTGACCTTCGCTGTGAGTGCTCTAATATTTATGGAGTAGCTGTTCAAAAAGGGGCGCGCGACATGCAGAAATTATCCATTCCCGTCATGGCTCTGGCCGTATTGCTGGCGTCTTATCCTGCGGCCGCGCAAATGCCGGACATTCTGGCGCCCGGTCAGGCCAGCCTTGAAACTGGCCGTGCCGCCTATAACAACCGTGACTGGAACACGGCGGTGATCAACTTGCGCCCGCTGTCTGAAAACGGCGATCCTGCGGCATCGGTCCTGCTGGGCAATATGTATGTCGAAGGTTACGGTGTCGGACAGGACGAGGCCGAAGCCTTCAAGCTGTTTCGCAGAGCCGCCATCAAAAACCATCCCGACGGCATTCTGACGGTGGCATCGATGTATCAGGCCGGTATCGGCGTGCCGCAAAATATCAAATATGCCGTGCAGTGGTTCGAGCGCGGTGCGCGGCTGGGACAGTCAACCTCGGCTTATTTTTATGCGCTCTATCTGGTGCGTGGCAACAAAAGCGAAGCCTTTGATCTGAAGCCGGATAACGAAGCCGCCTATAAATGGCTCCGCATCGGCGCCCGTAATGCGGGTAAGGTTGAATTGCAAACGGCGATGATCGCCATGGCGGAAAAAGTCAGTTCAGCTCTGCCGCCCGGTACGCTGGCGAAGCTTGATCTTGAAATCAAAAACTGGCAACCGCCCGCGATCAGTGATCTGGCGCCTTTCCCTGAAGATATTCCTGATGATGTAACAACCAAATCAGAAAACAGCCCCGAACAAACGCTGCCCCAGTAATAACACGCTGTATTCCCCGCGGCCTTCGCGTGTATCGACGCGGACGGCAGAGGCAAACCATTTGACGATGCAAATCACCGCATAACCCGAAGCCATTTTCCAGCTGCCCGCACCCAGCAGCATGGCCGCGAATAACACAAGTGGTGTCGCATAATGCGCAATTTCTGAAAATCCGCGCGGATTAAAGGCGCGCTTGATCATCATGATGCCGTTATTGCTTTCTATGATCCGCCAGTCCATCGCGGATATCTGCGCGGGGTCTGTGGCGATTCGGCGTATTTCGCCTTCGAACGACTCATGCTCCCACCGGTGGAACAGTGCGGCGGCGCTCAAGATGCAGAAAAATAAAATGGGCGATAACATGGGGTGGGGCGATCCTTTTTTGCTACCCCCTTTTTATTCCATTCGGGCAAGGATGTCCAGAAACCGGAAATCGCCCGCAGGATCGGCCACGGAGATGATGTTATAAACCCGCGCGTCTGCCGTCAGACGCATGTCGGCATGGACATCGCCGCGCCAGCGGATGCGGATATGGCAGGTGTTTTCGGATTTTAACTGCCCGTGCATAAATTTTTCCGCAACCGGCGTGACGGTGATGGCGGCATAGACCACAGGGTTCATGGTGACGTCCGTCCATGACAGGCTATATCCGCCCGCCTCGTCCGGCGTGCTGGTTTTTTCCTGCAGCGTCAGTTTGTGTTTCATGTCCCCGATCATGCGATGCTGACCTGTCTGAACGGGCGGAACAGCAGGCCAGCGCCCGATGAAACCATGGCCTGCGCCGCATCGTCGCCGCGGTTTTCGTACATATGCGCGACCATCTGGCGGAGACCCTGACGCAGCGCAGGCGGAATGGATTCGGGGGTGGTGCCGTAACCGGCGGTATAGTGAATTTTGATGCGCTGTCCGTCCGGTGCCGGGGCAGAGGTTTTCAGGATCACGCGGCCGGGCGTGCCGGTGTCGGTAAAATAATGGGTGACGGCATAGGTCGTCAGATTGCCGTCGCCGTCTTCGTTTTCGATCGCGCTGACGCTGACCAGCGGCGGGCGCGGCAATGTCATTTCCCGCAAGTGCTGTTGCGTCATGGCACCCTCGCGCAGTCCGTCCCACCAGCAGCGATTGTCCGGTTGCGCGGGCCACGCGTTCAGGGTCAGGCAATATTGCGTGTTAATCAGGCTTAAACCCGTTTCCGCCATGCAGGCCTCAGCCGCCGCCGCGATCAGGGATTCGATATAATCGTCATCATCGTCGGTGGTGATGCGCAGGTGCAGCTTGGTATCCTCCAGCGACAGCAGCAGCGTTTCGGGTGCTGCCGTGCGTGACAGGTGCTTGGTGGTGGGCATGGGTGTCTCCTGACAAAAAACGCGGTTCCGGTGCGTGTGTGATGGCGCACCGGAACCGCGCGAGGGGCGGGGGAGGCGTTTTAGCGGGCAATCAATCAGGCGTTATCGACCGGTTTTTGCGCGGCATTGCCTTTCAGCGCGATCATGGCGATCGCGCCGCCGGTTTCCAGCGACACGGGCGTTGCCGTGACCTTGACGAAACGCTTGCCACCGGCATAACCGATGATGTGGCGGGTTTGCTCCAGATCGCTGTCATTGACGCTGGCGAAGATACCGTCGGTCAAATCGCTGGCGTTCTGCACATCGGCGTCGGTGCAGGCGGCATAGCTGCCGGGCGCGCCCGATCCGTTGTCGTCGGCATGTTCGATTTTAAGGTCAATGCGGTTCGATGCGTCCAGCGTATCGGTAATATTTCCGACCAGAACGGCGATGGCGACGGTTTCAACGCCCGCGCAGTCGATGTTGCCGCTGTTCAGCGCTGATGCCTGAATGGTCTGCGGCGACAGGACCTGTTCGATCTTGATGTTGCTGATGATGTCGTGCATGTGGTGAAATCCTTTTCGAGAATGTAAAGAAAAGACCGGAAGGCGGGGGGAAGCCTTCCGGTCAGGGGGTGTCAGGCTCAGGTAGTGGCGAATTTCATCAGCTTGATCGCTTCGAAATTCATCACGTCGCCGCCCACGCGTTTCGTCGTATAGAACTTGACGTAGGGTTTGGCGGTGAAGCTGTCGCGCAGGATGCGGATGCCCTGACGATCGACGATCTGGTAGCCCGCGTTGAAATCACCGAAGGCGATCGACAGGCTGCCGGACGCGACGGTCGGCATATCTTCCGCTTCCACCACGTTAAAGCCCAGCAGCGTACCGCCTTGGCGTTGCTGGAAATCCGGCTGCCACAGGTAGTTGTCGTTGCTGTCTTTGAGCTTCCGCACATCGGCCAGCGTGGAGCGCTTCATCATGAATACCGCGTTTTCGCGGTACGCCGATTTCAGCGCATAGACCAGATTGATCAGCGCATCGCCCGGGTTTTCGTCGTCGAATGCGCCATAACCGCCCGACAATACCTGTTCGATGGTATTGAAAGCGCCCGCCGTCGGCGCACCCGCGGCATAGGTCAGGAAACCGCGCGGTTTCTTGACGCCGTTGCCGGTGACAAAGGATTCGTTTTCCATGCGGGACAGGCGTTCGGCGATTTTGCCGGACAGCCATTCCTCGACGTTGAACATGCTGTCGTCCAGCAGTTTTTGCGTCGCGCGCGGCTCCGCATATTGTTCATGCACGGGGATGCGGTATTCGCCGATTTTGGGCGCTTGCGTTTCCGCGCGGCTTTCGGATTCCCCGACCCAGCCGGAGGTCGCTTCGTTCAGGTCATGGATACCTTCCAGCGCGTCGGTGCCGATGGTGACGACATTGGCGACCTGGCGCATGGGCGATGTATCGCGCACCAGCTGCGCGATGCGGCCGGACATGTCAGGTGTCACGGTAAAACCGCCGTCAGGGTCTGATCCGACCGACAGCGCCTTGATCTCGTCCACGCCCTGACCCGCGTTGTTCTTGCGCAGGTAGTTTTTGAACGCGTTCTTGTACTGGCGATAGGAATCGATGCCAAGATCGCTTTCGACCTTGCCCTTGCGTTCCAGCGCGAACAGGTCGGCTTCCTTCCAGTCGTCGCCGCCCTTGGCCGACGGCACGCGGTGAAGTGCTGTTTCCATCAGGTCGCAGCGTTTTTTTGCCGCATCCGCCGCATCGATGGCGCGGGTGATTTCGGCGTTCAGGCGGTTGACTTTCATTTCTGTGATCGGGTCGGCGCTGCCGCGGCGCTCGATTTCGCCCAGACGCTGGTCGTTGGCTTCCTTGAAAGCCTGGAACGCGCGGCCAAGGTCATAGACGGCGGAACGGATGTCGTTTGTCATGTTGTTGTCCTTTTGTATGGATGTTGAATTTTTTAGGTCAGTGCGCGGATGGTTTGCGCCAGCGCGCGCAAGTATTCGGTATCGTCCGCGTCCCGCGGGGCGTGGTGGGAAAGAGACTTGTAGCCGTGGGCGATCATGCCCTTGGCCTGTCTGTGGCTTAACCCTGCGTCGCGCAGGAAAGCTTCAAACTCCCGCTCCGACGGCACGCCGCCGCCGGACAGGATGGATTTGACGCGCATCACGCGCGCCTGTTCGTTGGCGGGGGCGGTGACCATGGACACTTCCAGCAGTTCTATTTCGGTCAAGACGCGCACGCCGGATTTCTGGTCGCGGTGCGATTGCACGGCGCGATAGCCGATGGACAGCCCCGTGACGACATTTTCTCGCATCAGCTTATACGCGCTGCGCGCGCGGTCGATGTCGGTCACGAACAATTCTCCGCGTACGAACAGGCCATGGCTGTCCTCGAACATCTCGCGCCAGGCGCCGATGGGTTCTTTCATGTCGTGTTGCCACAACAGCGGCGGCAGGCGGCCTTCGGTGCGGTGTCGGGCGAGGCTCTTGTCGAAAGCGCCGGGGGCGATGCGGTCATTGACGCTGTCGGTGACACCGAAGACGGAGGCGTAACCCTCAAACACGCCGGTTTCGCTGACGAATTTGATTTCGAACGGCAGGTCATGATGAAAATCGGTCATGCGGAAAATTTCCTTTCACAATGAATATCGACGTGGGCGTTATCGACACGCTTGTCGCCGCGCGAAAAATCAACAAGGCCTCCGGCGGCCGAAGACGCGATGACGCGGTCGCGCACCAGCGTCACGGCGTCGGCCATGTGTCCGGTGCCGCATTCCCATTCGCCCTTGGCGTCGTGACGGATGGTATAGAAAAACATATCGTTGCCGCCGGTGCCGTAACGCATGGCAAAGGATATGCCGTGCAGGGTGAAATCTCCCGCACCGAAGGATTGGCTGGTTTCTGTCGCGGTCATGCGGTGATCCCTTTTAAAAATTCTTCGGCGCAGCGGCGGTATTTTTCAGCGCCTGCCGCGATGATGGCGTCGCCCAGTTCCATGTAATCGGCGTCCTTGCCCGCACTTTGCAACATCATCTGGATCAGGACGGCCAGTTCGGACAGCGTCCATGTGCCCGACCCCAGCCGTGTCGCCAACTGCGGAATCGATCCCAGTTCGTCCTCGATCATGCAGACCAGCCACATGTCGGGGCTAACGCGATAGACGCGGTCGTGATAGGGAACGGCGGTCATGGCGTGCAGCCCAGCGTGTCGCCGCCAGCGATGGGCGGTAGTCCCAGCGTCTGGCGTTTTTCGTTGACGGTCATGAAATCGGCGGCGGTGACGCGCTGCCATACTTTTTCCCGGCGCGGGGACAGGGCTTCGACGCCGTCGGTATCGTAATCGATGTGGATGTCCGCGCCGAAGCGCGGCGCCAGCCAGTTATTCAGTTCATCCCGCACATGCGCCACCAGCGGCAGCACTGCGTCATCGAACAGCGCGAGGCGCGCCTGTTCGAAATTGGCGAAGGTCAGAGATCCTTCGACACCGATCAGTTGCGGCGGCACGTGGAAGGCGAGCGCGATTTCACGCGCCGAAATATCTTTTCCTGCGATCCAGTCCATGTCCTTGGGGCTGAGCGACATTTCACGCCAGTCAAGACCGCCTTCCAGCACCAAGGGGCGCCCTGCGTTTTCGGCGCCGGAAAAATACGATTCCAGTTCGGCCTTGAGTGCGCTGCGCTGTTCGTCCGTCAAACCGGCGGATCCGTCGGGGTGGGTGGGTTTATAGATCAGCGCACCCGACGGGCGGCCGCTGGATTGCAGCAGGCTGGCGTTCCATTTCGCGGCGTCGTTGTGCTGGTCGATGGAATAGGCGGCGGCTTCCAGCGGGCTCATGCCGTACCAGTCGTCCAGCGGATGAAAGGTTTTGAGGTGCAGCACGGACGCGACACCTGTCAACGGGTCGGCCGGATAGTCGATATATTGCGAGCCGAGCTGATAGCGATAGGCGTCGGGAATGCCGTGCGCGCCCGGAATAACCCGCATGCGGTCGGGGCGCAGCGGCCACAGTTCCAGCGGTGCGCGGTCACGATCGCCCGTGGCCTCGATATAACTATTGCCCGCGATCAGGTAATAGCCGTAGAGCGCTTCGAACATCTCCGTCCCCGCCTGCAACGGGTTGGGGCGGCGCAGCAGGTTCATCAAGGGATGGTCGGCCAGGCGTACGCGTTTAGCCTCACGGCCACGGTAAATCGCAAACGGCACCGCCGCCGCGTTCTGCGCGATCAGCCGGATGCAGCGATAGGCGATGACGTTTCTTTCATAACCTTCGCGCGCCAACTGGTCGAACTGGCGCGGGGTAAAGCGCGGCTGTCGTTGTCCCAGTTGCACCATCAGATGACCTGCGGCACTCGCCTTTTTTTCGGGATCGGCTTTTGAAAAGATATTCCAGCGCATGCGTGATGGCTCCGTTGTTGTCGTGTTGTCAAATGTATCTGCCGCCCCAGATGCGGGGGGCGGGGGGCGGTTTCGCTGTCAGCATCAGTTCGGTGAAGGCCCAGGTGCGGGCATCGACGCGGTCGGGGCTTTTGCCGCCGTCCAGCGGGTCGAAGCGGCACATCTGGTCTTCCAGTGCTGAAAAAAATCCGGCGTGATGGATCATGCCGCGCTGGTCCAGTGCCGCGACAGGTTCCGCCCGTGCGATTTTGCCGCGGCTGGCGTGCACTGCCTTGTACGCGATGCCGGGGTCAAAAGTGCGCAGGGTGTGTTCCACCATGTCGCCGCCCTGGTTGACTTCGGCAATCACGCGGTCGGCCTGATATTTGTAATACAGGCTGACCGTGACGCTGGCCCATTCGGCGGGCGTGTATTTGCCGCTGTAATCGCCTAGCACGTAGCCGTGACCGTCGTCGCCCAGACCTGCAACCACAATGCCGGTTTCATCGCTGCCGCGGTTGGATGTCGTGGCGGGATCGACTGCGACGACGATGCGTTTCATCGGCGGGCGGTCGTCTTTGTGGCGGCGGTTCTTGTGGATGATATCGCGCGTCCACAAGGCGCCGGGCTGGTCGGTATGAAACGCCTCGTCCGCTGTCGCCGGATATTCGCGGCGGAACGTCCAGACGTTGCCCAGTTCGTATATCTTCGTGCGGCGCCAGTTCATCTGCGCGTCGTCGAGGGCGTAGAGGTTTTTATATTCCTTTTCCTCCGCCGACAGCATGAAATCCGCAGGCGGCGTCTTGCGGTATTCTTCCTGCCAGAACCACGGTACGAAAATAAAGATATATTCCGACCGTCCGCGCAGCGCGTCCTGACACAGTTTGTAAAACAGTCCGTCAGCACCGGCCGAGGTGCTTTCCAGTATCACTTCGGTGCCTGCCATGTCGGGGACAGCCTGCAAGATGCCCGACACGTGGTCAGCCGCGTTCGCCCAATAGGCGACTTCGGAGCCGTGAAAATATTGAATCGTGTTCGACCGCCCGACACCTTGCGATTTCGCCGTGCCGACCTGATAGCCGGAATCCAGCCGGTCGAAGACCAGTTCGCGGCTGTTCGAAAGGCCGGCATGGGGTCTGACGGCGGGCGGGCAGTTTTCATGGAACCGCCGCGCCATTTGATAGATATTGCGGCTGGCGTCGTCCAGATGCGTCAGGATAAAGGCGCGCACGCCTTTCTGGTGCGTGACTTTCCAGTAGAACCTCGCCTCGACATAGGTGCTGCATCCTTGCTGCCTTCCTTTCAGGATCAGGGCGCGGACGCGGCCGGTCTTGCGGGTTTGTTCTTCCAGACAGTCATGCACGTGACGCTGCGCGCTGTTCAGTTTCAGGGCGCGCACGGCACCTTCCTTGGTGCGGATCTTCAGGCATTTTTCGGCGTAATGGATAAAATCGTTTTTCAGCCGCGCACGGATGTCGCGTTCTTTTTCTTTCATACCTCGCCGCCTTTAAGCCAGGTCGTCGAGCGCGTCTTCGTGGCTTTTCTTTTTCGTTTTATCTTTCTTGGCCGTTTTCAGACGCGCGGGATCGACGACATCGGGCAGGATTTTTTTCAACAGCGCCAGTGCGGCACTCACCTGCAGGGCGGTCATTTCCGTCTTGCCCAGCACATGACGCTCCAGCGCCTTGATGATATCCAGCGCGTTTATTTTCTCGCGCAAGGCTGCCCGCGCCGGCTTTTTGCGCGGCGTGGCTTTGGGGGGTGTCTTTTTCATGTGTGCAAAAACCAAAAGCGCGGCCGCTGATATGTGCGGTCGCGCTTTATTCCATCTGTGTGTATTTTTTTAAAACCGTGTCGCCGGTAATCCTCAGCGACACTTCTTGAGCATGGGTATATTCAACCAGAAATGTTACCTGAAGTCAAGAAAAAAGTGAACAATATCAAGTGTTTCACCGTGTTTCACGGTGTTGCGGCAAAAACCGTTCCTAATCAGCCTTATAGGTTTTTTTCAGTTTGTGCGGCGCTTGTTCTTCAGGGGTTTTCTTGTCGTCCGGTGTGGCGGCGGCCGGAGTGGTTGCTGTGGGTTGTGCGGCATCCGGTGTTGCTGGTGTTTGCGCGGCTGGTTGCTGTATCTCAGGAGCGGCAACGGGCGCTGGTTCCGGTTTCTTGCGCGCGGCGGCGCGCTTTTCTTTCGCCTCTTTCATGCGCTCCAGCTTCTGGTGGCGATCCTGACAGGAGGCATAGATGTTATAATTGCCGACATAGGCGGCGCAGGGATCGATTTTTTCTGCATCGATTGTTTGCGGTGCCGCAGCGGCGGGGGCTGCGGATGTATTGCCGCCGATGATGTTTTCAATGATATTGGGCACGGCATTATTCTGCGCGGGTGCTGATGCCGCACCCGACGGCGGCAGCGACGGCATAGGCGCCATCGGTGGTGTGGGTGCGGCCGGTGCTGTGGGCGGCACGGGGGCGACGGTTGTCGTGTCGCCGCTGATGCCGGAAAATCCGTTGTTCTGCGCAGCAGCGCTGGCGGGGTGCAGGGCCAGAAGCCCGAGGACGGCAAAGGTCAGGATAAAACGGCGCATATAAATCATTCTCCCCGGAAAAACGAGCGACGATTGTCGTTCTTTGTCCATTATATCATGGAAGAATTGATAAAATACTTAATCTTTTTTTGCATCCGCCGCGCCGGATTTTTCGGATTCGGGCGTGGAAGCTTCCTTGTCTGCGGGTAATGGCTTGACGCGGACGAAATTGCGCGGCGTGACGGGCGTGGCGTCGGCGGCGGCTTGTTTATCCTCCGCCAGTTTTCGCGCCTGACGCCGCGCGGCCAGACGTTTCTGGCATTCCTGATAGGGCATGGCGTAATTCATGCGGATATCGGCCGCGTCTTCGGGTGACAGGGCGTCATAGCAATCCTTGATCGATGTGACTTTGAAATTTTTCGGCTGTTCGACTTCTGCTGCCTGATCGGGGATGCCGTCTTGTGCGCCGGCTGAAACCGCCGTGAATAAAACGGCGGCAAAGATGGCGGCGCGGACGGTCTTGATAAAGCGTGTCATGTGGTTCCTTACGGCAGTCTGGGTTTGGCGGCGGGCGCCGGTGGCGCCGTCTGGCCGGACATTCGTTTTTCGAGAATGGCTGCGGTTGCAGTCTGCGATACTTTGCGCGCCGTGTCGAGTGCCGTCCGACCTGCATGGTTTTTGATGTGGATGTTGGTTTTTTTGTTGTTGAGCAGAAATTCCACGGTGCGGGTATGGCCGCAACCGGCGGCGATGTGCAGGGCGGTGTCGCCGTTGTCTTTTTGCGCGTTGACGTCGAATCCGTGCACCACCATAATCGCTGTCATCATGTGGTTTGACTGTCCCGCCGCCAGATGCAGGAACGTCCAGCCGTCGCTGATCGTGATATCGTTCAGGGCAATATCCTTATTCTTCATCTCCCTTGCCAGCAGCGCCATGACGGAAGCCTCGTTGGCGAGTATGGCGTTGTGCAGCGGCATGTATCCTTCCGCGTTGAGCGCCGTCAGATCTGCGCCAAGTGCGATCAGGTCCTCGATCGGCCCCTGTTTTCTTTCGTGTGCGGCCAGATGCAGCGGCGTTTCGCCGGTTACGGCGTGGGGTATGTTCCAGTCGATTTCCCCCCCGGCGGCGAGGTGCATGCGGGGGATAAGTTCATTCATCTTTGACATGGCCGCGTGGTGGATGCCGTTAAAGCCGTCGGCGTCTTCCACCAGCAGGTTTGCACCTGCCGCGACCAGCAGGCATGCGACATCCGTATGGCCAAAATCACAGGCAAGGTGCAGGGCCGTCTGGCCGTTGCTGTCGGCGGCGTCGATATCGATGATATCGGGATATGAATCAACAAGCCATTGCGCCATAGCGGTGTTGCCCCAGCGCGCGCAGAGATGCAGCAGGGTTCTCTGATCATTGCCGATGATACCGATATCGGCGCCCGCCGCCGCCAGCAGCGGGCAGGACGAGGATTTTCCGCGGATGGCGCAGAGCTGGAGCGACGACAGCGCAGGTAGTCCCGGCGTTGCCTTGCGCCCGACGTTCGGATCGGCTTTGTTCTGAAGCATCTTTGCGACAATCTCCGGATTGTCGCGCAGGATGGCGTAATACAGGGGCGCTTCATCCACCGTGCCGGCGGGACTGGCGTTCACATCGGCACCCGCGTCCAGCAGCAGCATGATCGCCGCTGCGCGATCTTCGTCATAGGGCTCGTTGTCGTTTTCACCGTTCTGGTGCATTAACAGGTCGAGCGGCCTGTGACCCGATTCACAAACGGCGTTGATGTCGGGCTTGCGCGCCAGAATCTGCCGGATGTGGTCCGCGATGGGCATGGTCGCTGCCTTGTGCAGGGCGGTTTTTTGAAAGGCGTCCCGCGCATCGATGTCGGCGCCGGCCTCGGCCAGAATATCAAAGATACGGATCCCCCCGTGTTCGGCGGGATAGTGGATCATGGGTACGCGGTTTCTGGAGGCAGGGCGCGCCCGGCCGGTGTCTGCGCCATGTTCAATCAGGATCAACAGCGCTTGCGCATCGTTGTTTTCAACCGCGAGATAGGCGCAGTTTTTATCGGATGAATCGACACGGTTGGGGCTGCACCCGTTGTCCAGCAGTATGCGCATGAGCCGGTGTCTGCCTCTGTGCGTCGCCGCCATCAGCGGGGTGAAAAAACGGAAATCAGATATGAAGCGGTCGGCGTTTTCAGCGATCTGTGGAAAGGTCAGCATCAGTTCCACCATTTCTTCCATGTTTTCGTCCACGGCGAGATAGAACGGCGTATCACCGGAATTATCCACGGGGTTCGGCTGGCAACCGCCTGATAACAGGGTGTGCACGGCGTCTTCCGCCCCGTAAACCACCGCCACATGCAAGGGCGTGGCGTTGTCGTGATCCGTGTCGTCCATCGAAAGCCCCAGTGACGCCAGAAACCGGATTGCGTCCGGCTTGTTGGCGCGGGCGGCGCTGTGCATGGCGGTGCCCCTGCCGTCACCGGAGTTGACGGGTGCGCCAAGCTCGATAAGCCGCGCCAGCTGTTCCGCGTTTTGTCCTTGCGCGATGGCGGCGTCAAAAGGTGTCTGCCGGTTGTAATTCCGCTCGGTAAAATCCGCGCCGCCCGCGACCAGCAGCGGGATGACGTCATAGGCGGAAGCCAGTACGGCGTCGAACAGCGGCGTTCGTCCTTCTTTATCGGGTTGGTTGGGGTTACAGCCGAGGCGCAGCAGCCGCGCGACTTCCTCTGTGTCGTTTTTTCCAGCCGCCAGATGCAGCAGGCTGCGGTTCTCGTAATCCTGCGGCCCGTTCAGGCCGTTGTCGGGAAAATTCGCGGCCGCGCTTTTTTTGTTGAATGCCGTCTGAAAGCTCAT